CCGACCCAGATGTGGTGGATGATGCGGGGGATCAGCATGGATGCGTGGACCTGGAGTATCCTTGCCCGATGGCATGGAAAGAGATCGTCGTCAAGGACGGGCGAAGCGAGAAGCGGTACGAGATCCCCGACGGGCTGGAGTACGAGGCCAGGGGGGATGGGTGGACCGCCCGCATCGCCGTAAGCCGCGTGCCTGACAAGGACGGCCGCAGTCGCGTGGCTGGGTTCGACCGGATCGAGTTTGAGTTCGACCCGCCAATGGAGGCCCGCGACCTGGCCAGGTTCAAGTGGGCGCAACTCATCGCTGACGCCGCAGCGGCCGGGGGAAGGCGGCCCGAGAACTTCCAGGTGCAGAGGCGCCGGCAGTAGCCGATCAACCCTCACCCCTCCCGATGAGGCACCACTGACCGGGCTGCCACCCGGTGAACGGGGACTCTCGGCGGATGACCTCGCCGACGACCCGGTACCGGTCCCCGTCGACGTCGACCGCGTCGTGGCGGGTCAGGTCGAACCCGTACGTCATGTAGAGCCGGAACGACACCGTCACCCCGTCGCGGCCGACAGCAGACACGTCCGCGGTCGACGGCGACCCGAGGAAGGCCCCCGGGATCAGCTCAAGGTGTTCGGTCTCGGTGGGGTCCCCGTACTCGTCGAGCTCCCCTTCGGTTACCCGAACCCGTCTGATCGTGGTCACGTCCCGAGCAGCCCCGTCAGCGACGCCAAGTCCTCGGTCGGGAAGCCTCCGTACGGGCCGGCCACGTTCCCGGTCTCCAAGGGGCCGCGGGTCGTCGACAGCACACCGATGCCCGAAGAAGCGGCACCGATCGCGGCCCGGATGATGAGCTTGTCGTCTGCGGTCAGGTAGATGCCCCGGGCGGCGTCTGCCCCGTAGGACACCTGGAACTCACCGGCGGACTGTTGGGTCGCGGACCCGGTCCGTTCGGCGCGCACCACCATCTCGGCGACCACGCCCGGGATGTCGGCGGGAACGTCGACGAGTTCGGTCTCGTCGTCGTTGAGCCAGGTCCGGCCGGCGAACGCCCGGACGATGGCAGATGCCCGGTCGAGCCGGGCAAGGGACTGCGTGGAGTCCGCGACAGTACGGCCAAGGAGCGCCTCGAGGTCAGCGAGGGTCGCGAGTGCGGGTCGAGCCACGAGGCGCTCCTTTCAGCCGTTCAGCCGGATCAGGAGCCCGAGAGCTCGAGCTTCACGGCCCGGACGAGGATCGGCGCGTCCTCGCCGTCGTCGGTCGGGACGAACCGGCCGTCCTCGTCGATGGTGCCGCGGTCGGCGGTGACGCCGGTGCCCATGAAGGTGTCGGTCAGGAGCCGGTCCTTCGGGGGGCCGCCGGCGGCGGGCGTCGGGTCGTAGTCCCGGAGCACCCGGAGGGACATGCCCTTGTGGGTGCGGGTCTCACCCCAGGAGGCGCCGGAGGGCACCACTGGGGCGACGAGGGACAGGACGAACGCCGTCCGGTGGGCGGCCACGGCGATGTCGGGGTCGAGCCCCGGCACCGACACGGCGGTGAAGCCGGCGATACGGCCGATCTGGGCCTCGCGCAGCGCCGAGTTGCCGGAGTCGCCCGTCGAGTCGAACCGGGCGAGCCGGTCCGAGCCGAGGAGGGCGGCCTCGACGTTGGACCCGACGGCCAGGAACCGGCCGCCGAACGGCACCGACGCCTTGTCGAGGTCGAGCTTGGCCTGGAGGATGCCGGCCCACGGGTCCTCGTCGTCCAGGGACTCGGTGACGGCGTAGGTGGCGCCAGCGAGCTCGGTGGCGAGGGCGTCGTCGACCTTGCGGGTGACCGCCGACATGGCGGGGGCGGTGATCTGCTGCCCGAAGTCGACGATGTCGAGGGTCATCTCCTCGTCGGTGACACCGATCGCCTTGTAGACGTGGGTGTCGAGGGTGACGTCGACCTTCGTCTCATCGAGCTCGTCGATGGTGAGGGCCGTGTTCGACCGCATCACCCGGGTGCGAGCGTTGGTGTACGCCGGCACGCGGATGGAGACGGTGTCGTTCTTGGCGCCCCGGAACGACGGGACCGGGTCCCGCCAGACGAGGTTGCCGAGGACGAGCTCGCGCTCGAGCACCCCCAGCATCTGCGCCGAGACCTGCTCGGCCTTGATGAAGCTGTTCGCCATGGCTGGGACCTCCTTGGGTCAGGTGAGTGATCCGCGGTCGACCGCCATGGCAGGAGGTCGTGCGGGGTTCACAGCCGGGGGACGGAGTCGGCCAACTTGGCCGGGTCGGTCTCCACGGGGGCTGTGTCCGGCTCGCCACCGCCCTTGAGGTCGGCGGCGGGTTTCGTGCTCGGCGGGGGCGTCGCGCCCTTCACCGGGAACGCCTCGAGGATCTCGTCGGCATCGGCCTCGAGGTCCTCTCGGGTGGACCCGACCAGGCGCTTCGCCTGGGCGGGGGTGAGGCCCTTCTCGGCGGCGACCTGGTGCCGCAGCGACGCCGACATGGCGTCGTCGCGTTCCTTGGTCACGGCGGCGAGTTGGTCCCGGAGCTTGTCGGTCTCGGACTTGTCCTTGTCCTCGAGCTCCTTGATCTGCGCCTGGATCTCCTTGAGCTGCCGCTCGGCTTCGCGCCGGGCCTTCCGCTCCTCGTCCAGGGCCTTCTTCCCGCTGTCCCCGAGTTCGGGGGCGTCGGTGGGGTCGGGCTTATCGCCCGTGGTGTCGTCGGCCATCGCGGCCTCTCCTTGTGGTACGCCCTCGGCCTCGCGCCGGGGGACAGGTCAGGCGGCTTCGACCAGCCGCCGGAACTCGGTTGCCGTGTCGCCGTCGGCGGCGACGGCCTCGTCCCACAGGCCCGCCCATCGGCGGGATGAGGGGGGCCATTCGGCGTCCGGCCGGTAGACCGGTTCGACGGTGCAGGCACAGCCGTCGTGCGCTCGGAAGCGGACGCTGGCGGCGCCGTAGACAGGGCCGCGGGCGGCGAGCATGGCGCAGAACGAGCAGCAGCGGCGGGACGTGACCCGGGCCCAACCGCGCGCCTGCGGGTCGGTGCTGAGCGTGTCGGAGATCGTGTCCCGGCCGCCGTTCAGGGCTAGCCGGAGCGCCGACGAAGCCGACGAGGCCGAAGCCCGGTCCATCGCCTCGCCGAGCGTCCGGCCGGCGGCCATCTGCTTCTTCACCTCGATCGGGCCGGTGACGTACAGGGACGTCAGCACCTGGTCGGTGTTCAGGGTGGCGAGCAGCGGGGCGACCGGTTCGGCGTCGAGACCAAGCTCAAGCGCCTTGAACGACGACAGGTAGTTGCCGCCGAGCCGGGCCGACGCCGTGTGTTGTTCGGCGATCACAGGGAGCGCCGACCGGCTCCACGGGCCGAACGACGAGTCGACATCGGTCGGCTCCATCAGCGGCCACAGGTCCCGCATGGCCGTCACGGTGCGGGCAGCGACCTGCACCTGCAGGGTCCGGTGTTCTTCGGTGAGACGTCGGGCGCCGGCGGTGGCGGCCACGGCGTCAGGCTGCCGTGAGCTGCGAGACGTCGTCGACCCCGGAAGCGACCCGGCGCATCAGGGCGTCCATGCCGCCGGCTTGGTCGATGATCGTCTTCGCTTCGTCGATGTCCTGCTGGGTGAGGCCCGGGATCTTCGGCCACAGGATCTCCGGCGGGAGCCGGAGGCCCTCCACCATCTTCGAGTAGGCGTCGGCGGCCTGGGACAGCGACCGGATCGACGTGTCGGTCCAACGGACCTGGGCGGTGAAGTCTGCGGCGGCCTCGGCCCGGCCGAGCATGTGGCAGGCCAGCCGGATGTGCTGCTCGGCGGCCTCGCCGAGCGTGTGCTTCCGTTCGTCAGACTTCGCCGTCTGGCTCGACTTCGCCGCAGCCAGGGCCTCAGCGGACAGGTTCGCCATCTGGCCGAGCAACTCGAACGCCGGCGTCTGCGACACCGCAGCCAGGTCGGTGAGGTCCGCCTCGCGGGCCTTGATGTAGCCGTCGAGCGGCGTCGCCGGCAGGCTGCCGAACTTGGTGTCCGGGTCCTCGGCGGTGAGGAAGTCCTCGGCACGCAGGCGCAGCTTCACGCCCTCCACCGACTCCCCGGAAGCCTCAGCCGACTCGGTGACCGACATGCCGGCGATCGTGCGGACGATCCACGCCCCGAACCGCTGCACCACCAGCCGGTCGAACACGGTCTGGTCGATGCGACCCAGGAGCGGGATGAACGGCTCGATCTCGCCGACCAGCCGGCCTTCGAGGTCGAGCCGGTTCGCGTACCGCACCACCGGAGCAACGCCGGCGCCGTGCGGGGTCGGTTCGCCGACGTAGAACGGGCGGTCCGACAGGTCCGAGAGGCGCAGCGTGTGGACGAGCGTGTCGTCGAACAGGGTGAGCTCGAACCCGTTCCCCTTCCGGCGCACCCGGAGGGCGTACACGGGCCAGTCGTCCCACGCCGGGTCGTCGTAGAAGGCGATCATCTCCCGTGGCGACACGCCTCGCATTTGCGGCATCGACTCGCCGGCGAGGGTCCGCCCGGGTAGAACCGTCCCATAGGCGGCGCCGTAGCCGAGTGACGCCCGGAAGATCGCGACCTGCCGGGCGTCCATGCCGTTGGCCTGCCAGATGTCCCACCCGTCGGAGTCCTCCGGTGCCTTCGGCCGGCGGTAGCCCTCCACGTACAAGGTCTGGGCGACCGACGACACGATCAGGTCACCCCACGGAGCCTGGGAGCGGGCCGACAGCTCCTTGTATTCGGCGGTGGCCTGTCGGGGGCGGTGCGGGTCTTCGTGGTCCCAACGCAGCCACCGGTCGATCTTGTCGAGGCGTTCCCGTTCGGTCTTCCACTTCTCGAGGAGTTCGATCGCGATAGCGACCGCAGCGTCACCGGGTTCGATCACGTCGACCTCCTTTCACACAACGACGCCGGACCGGCGCGACTTGGACCCCACTAGGTGTGAGGCGAGCAGCACCGCCTTGAGCGGCGCGATGTCCCGGGCGCCGTCCTTCGGGCCGTCGATGACCCTGGTGTCGCCCTTCTGCTTCCATCGGGCCGACTCGATCGAGATGCGGAGCAGGTCGGAGCCGTCGTGGGCGATGGTCCGGTCGGCGACCCCGTCAGCGAACGCACCACAGGCAGCGGCGTACTCCCGGCTGGTCACCTCGGCGACCTTCCGCAGCCCGGCACCTTCGAGGGCAGGGAGGAGCGACCCACCAGGGCCGCCCGGGTAGACGGCTACGCCGACGGGCCGCCACTCCTTCACCAGCCGGGCCAGTTCGTCAGCGACCCACCCGGTTCCCCGGCCGGACTTCACGACCTGCAGCCACCGCTTGCCGTCGGAACGGTCACCGGCGACACCGATCGACGTCCACTGGCGGTCCGGGGACACTTCGACCCCGAAGGCCACCGAACGGGGCCGCTCGACGTTCCGGGCGACCAGCCCAGACCAGCGGGACAGGTCGACGACGTACTGCGCGCCTTCCTCATCCCATATCCCCATGGCTTCCCGACGCCACGACTCCTCATCAGGGATCAGCTCCCGCATCCGCAGCATCGACTCGTCCGGTGTGCGGTGCGGATAGCTCGGGTTCATGAGCCGCCACTGATCCCGGTCATCCCAGGCGGCATCCGGGTCAGCGGACATCTCGACGAGGATCCGGCCAGGCGATGACCCGTCGAGGGCGGCTCGGCGGAGCGCCGTGAACGCCTCGCCGTCATCGGCCGGGCGGGGTGGGGTGCCGGCGAAGAACACCAGCGCCCCGTGCGGGTTCCGGGCCTGGTTCGTCGACGGGACCATGTCCTCGAGCGCTTTCAGGCTCAGCTTCTGCGCCTCGTCCAGCACCAGGATGTCGATGGCGTCCATACCTCGACCGAACCCATGCTCACGAGCCCCGAACATGATCCGGCTCCCGTTCTTGAACACGATCCGCTGCTGACCGTTCGCCGTGCGTGGCTTGCCGGCGAGAAACCCGGCCACCTTCTGCTTCGTGACCAGGGCGGACATCGACTGGAACGTGTTGTCCGTCGTCGTCGCATGGTGCGACGTCCAGATGACCCGCAGCCTCGGGAACACCAGGCACAGCCCGATGAGCAGGTGGCCGATCGTGAACGTCTTGCCGACCTGGCGGGGGATCGACACCACCACGCCACCGACTGACGCCACGAACTTCCCGTCGGCGCCGATCCCGAGGGTGATCGCCCCGAACCCCTGCTGCCACGGGTCGAACTCGACACCGATCGACGTGAGCCGCTGCTGCACCCGGGGCCACAGCGAACGCTCGATCGCGTCCCGCGGGTAGACCAGATGCCGGGCAGCCTCAGATAGCCGAGGCGTCGAACCCTTCGTCGCCGTCGAACCCATCGGCGGTCCCTTCGTCAGCCTCCCGCACCTTCGCTGCCGCCGTGAGCTCGTCGATCTCCTTCGACGTGAGGCTCAACTGCCGATGCAGAGCAGCCGCCGCCGGCCCCGACGCGTCGGCGAGCTTCGAGACGATGTCACGCCGCTGCGCCAGGGCGATCTTGAGCGGGTCACCGGTCTCGACGGCCTCGGTGAGCGTCAGAGGCTTCTCGGCCTTCGCCTTCTCGTCGGGCTCCACGGCCCGGAGGTGCGGCTGTGGCATCTCGGGCACCTCTCGGGGGCGGGGGCAAAAAACGGCGGGGGGAGATCGTCCT